ACTCGACAACCAACGCAACTTGATTATGCGTCACCAACGCAATTTAAGTTTAATATTACAAAACTTCCAAAGGTAGAATACTTTTGTACAGAAGTTAATATCCCAAGCCTACAGATGACCAATGCAACACAGGTAACTCCTTTGAGAGATATACCTTTGCCTGGAACTAAACTTGACTTTGGAGATTTAGTACTTACATTTATGATAGATGAAAAGTTAGAAAACTATGAAGAAGTATTTGCTTGGTTAAGAGGTCTTGGTTTTCCTGAAGACCATTCAGATTATTCTAATTTAGTAAAATCTGGAAGAGATAGATTTCCTACACAAGGTAAAGGTGTACAAAATGCCAATGCTGGTAGAGAAGGAACTGCTACTCCTCAAGGAGGTATTTTGTCTGACGCCACACTAACAATATTAAGTGCAAAGAATAATCCGATTAAAGAAGTAAGATTTAGAGATATATTTCCTGTTTCATTAACCGGTGTAAATTATAGTCAACAAGCAGGTGATGTTCAATACTTAACTAGTAGTGTTAGCTTTAAATATACAACTTATTCTTTTGCTGAACCTGGCAAAACTTCTACAACTTATTAACAATAGAAGCTTGACAAAACACTAGATTTAGTATATAATTATACTTAAAACTGGAGAAAGATACTATATTATGACATTAGAAGAATTACAAGAACTTTCAGATAAGAAATTAAAAATCAATGATACCGAGCTTGATATTGAAGCTCTTAAAACACCACAACTACATAATGAATTTTTGAAGCATTACAACAAGTTTAATCTTTTACTTTCTAAAACTGAAAATGAACTAAAGATTATAAAATTACATAAATGGGAATATTACACAGGGAAAGCGGACCCAGCAGTTTATCAAACTAAACCATTCAATCTAAAACTTTTAAAGTATGATGTTGATAAGTACATTGACGCAGATGAAGATTACATAAGAATAAAGCAAAAAGTAGATTACTTGAAAACTATATGTGATTATCTGGACAAAACAATCAAACAAATATCAAATCGTGGATTCCTAATCAAGGATGCTATTGAATGGCGTAAGTTTACTTCTGGCGCTATTTGATAAATGGTAGAAAATCGTTATTTAATATTAGAAAAGAAAGATGAAGTCTATCTTTCAATAGAAGCCGAGAGCGATATTCGTAGAGAACTATCAGAGTTTTTTACATTTGAAGTTCCTGGTTATAAATTCATGCCTCAATATAGAAGTAGATATTGGGATGGTAAAATAAGACTTTTTAAATATGCAAGTGGTGAGATATACTATGGTCTACTACCATATATTAAAAAGTTTTGTGAAGATAACAATATTAGTATTGTATCTAAAATAAAAGAGAAAGCAAAACCATTAGATAAATTAGAGTGTGCTAGATTTTGTAAAGCATTAAAGATACCTAAGATTACTATTAGAGATTATCAATTCAATGCTTTCTATCATGCCATACAAGAAGATAGATGTTTATTACTATCGCCAACTGCTAGTGGTAAATCACTTATTGCATATCTCATATTAAGATTTCAGTTATTAAGAATTAAAGAAAAGAAATCAAATAAAGTATTAATCATTGTACCTACAACATCACTAGTAGAACAATTATATAAAGACTTTGCAGAATATGGATATAACACAAAACACATTCATAGAATATATCAAGGACACGATAAAGACACAACAAAGAAAGTAGTTATATCTACTTGGCAATCAATATATAAACTACCTAAAACATGGTTTGCACAATTTGGTTGTATCATTGGTGATGAAGCACATCTATTCAAATCCCAGTCCCTTACAGGTATAATGACGAAGATGACTAATTGTAAATATCGAATAGGTATGACTGGTACATTAGATGGTTCAAAGACGCATAAGCTCGTGCTAGAGGGTCTATTCGGGGCTGTTAACAGAGTTGCGAGTACAACTGACTTGATAGATAAGAAACAACTAGCAGCCTTTAAAATACACTGCTTAATACTCAAGCATGGAAAGAATAGTAAAGACTTTCTAAAAGATAAGAACTACCAAGAAGAAATGGATTTCTTATGTGCTAGTAAAGCAAGAAACAAATATATCACTAACTTGACAAATGGTCTTCAAGGTAATACACTATTGTTATTTCAATTTGTAGAAAAACATGGTAAGATATTACAAGAACAAATTGAAAAGAAAGTAGATGATGGTCGTAAAGTATTTTTTGTATACGGAGGAGTGTCAGCAGATGACAGAGAAAACATTAGAGCAATTACAGAGAAGAGTGATAATGCAATCATTGTCGCTTCCTATGGTACTTTTTCTACTGGTATTAATATTAGAAACTTGCATAATATTATTTTTTCTAGTCCTAGTAAGTCTAGGATAAGAAACTTACAATCTATTGGTCGTGGTTTAAGACTTGGTGACAATAAAGTAAATGCGACATTATACGATATATCAGATGATGTTTCACATGGAGAAAAAGAGAATTATACATTACAACACTTTAGAGAAAGAATAAATATATACAACGAAGAAAACTTTGATTACGAAATACATAATGTGGAGCTGAAGGAGTAGTATGAACAAAGAAGAAACGAAACTAGAAATCAAAATCGTAAAGATTATAAATGGCACAGACATTGTTTGCCATATACCTACGGTAGCAAATCAACAAAGAAATCCGTTGCTGACATTAGACAAACCATTAGAAATAAAATATGTGCCACAGATTACTAACATTGGTATCAAAGATTATATAGCACTTGTGAAGTGGGCTGCATATACAAACGACCATATGGTTACTATACCTAAAGATAAGATACTAACTATTACTAATGCAAGTGAACAAATGATTAAATCTTATACGCAAGTTATTACTGACTACAACAACCACGACAAGGTTATGAGAAGAGAAGATAATCCATTAACTCAAAAACTTATGGATAGAGAAATTATGCGAGACGAGGAACTGGAAGAGTATGATGAAATATTTGACACCTTTACTGACATTAAAAAGAAAACTACATTTCACTAGACGCTACTCTATAGACTCTATCTCTCAGCAGCAACACGCTGATAATAACACACGATTCAGGATATGTCAAGCGCCTGTATCATTTAAAAATAAATGTGTTAGGTGCTTGACTTATTTAACAACATATAGTATAGTGAGAACATGATGAAAACTAAAAAAGAAAAAGTAGTTAAAGAAATTGAAACGGCCGAAGTGCCTGAAAAAAAGAAACGCATACGAACACCTGCGAAGAAGGAGCACTATGTTAATAACAAAGAGTTTCTAATTGCAATGGTAGAGTATAAAGACAAATGTAATAAAGCAGAAGCAAGAGGCAGAAAGAAACCTCCGGTTACTAATTACATTGGAGAATGTTTTTTAAAGATTGCAAACCATTTATCGTATAGACCTAACTTTATTAATTATACTTTTAGAGACGATATGATTTCAGATGGTATTGAGAATTGTTTACAATATCTTGGTAACTTTAATCCAGAGAAGTCAAACAATCCATTTGCATACTTTACACAAATTATCTATTATGCCTTTATAAGAAGAATACAAAAAGAAAAGAAACAAACAACAATCAAACATAAACTTATTATGGATGCAAACTATGACGATATGACATTGCAACCTGGTGAAGATAGAGACTTTAAAAATCAATTTACAGAATTCTTACAAAAGAACTTACCAAACCAAGAAACTACAAGTGAACCTATAGAAGTAAAACCTAAAGGTGCAAAACTAAAGAGAACAAGAAAAGCAAAGATAAATTTAGAGAACTTTTAAAGGTATATTATGAAGATAGCATTGTTGAATGACACTCACTTTGGTGCGAGAAGTGATAGTCCTGCATTTATTAAATATTTTAACAGGTTTTATGATGAGATATTTTTTCCATATTTGGAAGAGAATAACATCACAACCTTAATACATTTAGGCGATGTAGTAGACAGAAGAAAGTTTATTAACTTTAATACTGCTCATAACTTTCAAAATAAGTTTTGGAAGAGACTATGGGAGATGAAGATTGATACACATATCATACTAGGTAACCATGACACATACTATAAGAATACAAACTCTATTAATAGTATGCAACAACTGATTACAACTTTTGATGGTGTAAATGAACCATTTATATATGAGAAACCAAAGACGGTTGAGTTTGATGGTTTGCCTATTCTATTCGTACCTTGGATATGTCCAGAGAATGAAGAAGAAAGTCTAAAGGCAATAACAGAAAGTCAAGCACAAATATGTATGGGTCACCTAGAAGTTAAAGGTTTTGAAATGCACAAAGGACACTTCCAAGACCACGGTTTAGAAATGGACTTGTTTAAAAGATTTGAGAAAGTATATTCTGGTCACTATCATAGAAAATCAGATAATGGTACTATCTTTTATCTAGGCACACAATACGAAATTACTTGGTCTGATTATCAATGTCCTAAAGGTTTTCATGTCTTTGATACAAATACAAGAGAACTAACAAGAATTCCTAATCCTATCAGTATGTTTAAGAAGATATTATATAATGATAAAGTTAATTCATATAGTACTATGGATATAAGTGAATATGAAAATTGTTTTATTAAAGTTATTGTAGAAGAAAAAACAGATGTCAACCAGTTTGGTGACTTTATTGATAGACTACATAATGAGATACACACAAATGAAGTAAATGTAATTGAAGATAGTTATAATATCAATTCAACTGCTGATGTTAATATCGTAGACCAAGGAGAAGATACATTATCTTTCTTGCAAAATTATATTAATAGTTTAGATACTGAATTAGATAAAAATAAGATGAATAGTATAGTGAAAGACTTATATAGTGAGGTGCAAGATAAGTGATAATATTTCATAACATAACCTGGAAGAACTTTCTTTCTACAGGCAATACACCAATCAGCGTAAATTTAAACGAATCACCTACGACATTAATCATAGGTACTAATGGTTCAGGTAAATCAACTTTACTTGACGCTTTATGCTTTGCATTGTTTAACAAACCTTTTAGAATTATTAAGAAAGACCAGATGGTTAATACAATCAACAATGCTGATACCGTTGTTGAAGTTTACTTTAGTATTGGTCCAAAGAAATACAAGATACGAAGAGG